TTTGTCAGCCAGCAGTTCTGGGTTGATTGGCTGGTACTGAGCCGTGAGGGTACGGGTCAAAATCTCAAACCCCAGCAGACGGTCCATCTGCTCGGCCTGCCATACGGGGTTTAGGGTGATGTCACCGTCCGAGGACTTCATGACGGTAGGTGGTTCCCTTCTCGTCGGTGATGACATCGACGAAGATCGGTTTGCCAATCAGCTTATCACAATCGCGGGGTCGGACGGCTACGGGAACCAATCCTTTGTCCTTCTCCATTAGGCAATAAACCCAATGGGGATTGGGAGCGCGGCGAATCACCCGCATCTGGAGACGCTTTGGCACAGCCTCGGGTACAGCCACAGCCAGTCGGAGTTTCTCCGCTCCTTCCTCCGTAAAGAACTTCCGGCCCTCCACGGTTAGATACTCCCCCTCCGCCAGACGCTCGTCCCTCAGCTTGGCTAATTGGAACTTGGTGATGCCAAGCTCCGTACACAGGTCATTGAATGCGATCATCAGTAGGCCCTTCCAGTCGGTTTAATGGTTCGAAGTGAGTTGGGGTCGATAAAGCGTATCCCGGCCACCGCCGCATAGCGAATGCAGTCGATGGGGTCTTTCCACGCCTCGTCCTGCCCACCATCCGCCGTGTATTCCTGAAAGGCTTGGATGATGTTCTCGCAGCGGTCCGAGATGTAGAGATGGGGCCGATTAAGGGAATCGACCGGGGACTTCTTGTTGTACGAAAGCTTGGTCTGGATGGCCTGCAATCCATCCTCGATGTCCAAGCCGGGGGCTGGGAGGAACACTAGCCCCGCATCCTCAAGGTCCGCCATAACGGACGATACGCCGGTTTGCGTCTGATATTTGGCTGCACCTAGCCGAGGATCGATCAGTCGTTCAAAGATTGAGTCGTTCGTATCCGACTCCATCCCCGTGATCAGATCGACGTAATCGCGGATGCCATAACCCAGACCCTTAGACCCCTCTCCCCCAATCCACTTACCCCCGTGCCATCTGGCCCACTCCCCGACATTCACATCCGGCCATTCCCGATAAATCCACCACGTATCCGACTGGTCCACGGCAATCCACGCCATAAACCAGTTCTTCCGTCCAGCAGGGTCGAGGATGAGATACTTCGTCGTTCCCTTCAGGTTGATCGAGTCGTGGGCTACGACGTTTAGGTCTCGGCTGAAGTTGGGGAACTTGGTACTGACTGACTTCGTAGCAATGCCATACGCACGGGTCAGAATCTCCGCTTCTGGCCTATTGGCTAGGTCTTTGGCGATACGGTCGTAACCACCGAAGGGGTTGTCCCTACTGTGGAAGTAGATGATCCCGGCATCCCGGTTCCTTGAACGCTGTAGGTATGGGACGTTCCGGCCACCCAGAAGCTCGGCGGGCTTAGATCGGATGGTCTCCGCTCCCTGCACGTAGTCTCGGACAACTTCGGTGTAGCCGTCGATAGGTGTAAAAGTAACGACCAGCTTGCTGTTGCGAGTAGCGAGGCGGAAACGAAGAGTGCTAAGGAGTTCCGGTCCGACCAGATATTCATCACACCAAGCGCCAATGTTGATCCAGCTAGGATTGCGGCACCCCAACTCAGCACCCTCAAGGATTGTGTCGTTGTTAAGGAATTGAGCATACGTCTTAAAGATGATGGAACTCTTGCTGACAGGGAGGATGAGGCTGGACTTGGAGAAGCCGTTCTTCCGGGTGTAGGACACGTTCTCCTCCGTACCTAAGACCTTCACCTTAAACTCCTCCGGCAGAGCGTCATAGACCGCAGACTGCTGCTGACGGATGGACACATCCGCATTCTGGGCAAAGCACATAATGACGGAGCCGGGGTTCTCGACTGCCGCCTTCACAATGGCGTGCGCGGCAAAGGAGGTTTTGCCCGACCTGTTCCCGCCGCTAACCAACAGCTCACTATGCACTTCCAACAGTTCCTCGGCATCCCGCCAATGAGGGAGCTTCCAGCCGTACCGATACGGATCACGCCTGCTATTGGAGATAGCCGAGTGGTAAAGCTCGTGGAGCTTCAGGACATCCTGCGGCTCCATCGCCGCCAACTCCTCGTCAGTCGGCGGCTTTAGAACTTCGTGCGGTTCCCAGACTAGGGCCATTGTTAAAGGAAAGCCTAGTTTTCTTTAATTCCGGAAAATGGAAATAAAGGAAAGCCTAGTTTGCTTAGACCTCCACCGGCTTCGCCACCACTTCCACGCTACTAGCCTTCAGCTTGGCCCTAGCTTCCTCAATAGCCTTCATCGCATCCTCCAAGCTAGGCGCGGCACCCTTGTGCTCCACCACCACCTTGTTCTCCCCCAGAGCTGCAAGGAACTTGTCATTAGCTATGCCCCAAGGGATAGCCAAATCCCGGATGTTGGTCCGCGCCAACTGCTCAGGGTCTTCCGCCAACATCCGCATCTTCTCCTTCTGCAAGAGTCTCAGACCCTCCGCAATCTCCAGCGCATCCTGCGCCAACTCCCGCCGCCTATCCTCCAAGACCATCTGATGCCGCGCTTTAAGCCGACTAATGGTCTCCCACTTCATCCCCAGCTCCTCCCTAATCTTCCCAAAGGAGCACCCCTCCGCCAACATCTCCAAAGCCTTCACGGCCTTAGCCGGGTCCCGCCTTTCCAGATAGTTCCCCTCAGCCTCCCCGAACTTAGCTATCTCCACCGCCATCTCACTAACAGGCTTTCTAGCCCGTTTAGCGCGTTCTTTAGACATAGGGCTATGCTGGTACGCCCCAATGGGGCGGATCAAGCCTAATCGCATAGGGCGGCTTTTAGGGACATATTGGGAATTTTTTAAAAGGGGTGAGTGGAGCAATCCCAATTTACCCACCACCCCCCCTCTCTCCCCCTCCCCCCCTAGGGGTAACACCCTAGTCACAAATGTTACTGAGGGATTTACCCCAGTCACGGATGGGATGAGTGGAACACCCCAGTCACAAATGGGAGGGGCCCGGACCGGGCGCGGGCGTGGCGAGGCTTAAGGGGGGAAAGGATTGCATGCGCCACTCTTCGCCATCCGTTCCTTCGCCACTCTGGCCTCGACTCTGTCCTCGACTCTGTCCTCTCTCTTCCTTGTCCTCTCTGCCTCTCCTTTGCTTTGGATGGGAGGTCTTGGGAGAGTTGGCTTGCGGGGACTTGGATTGCGGGGAACTAGTCCCTTTCAAATACGTGTTTCTACTTATTGCGTTTACGCGCTCGCTTCTGGTATCTTGTCGGCGCGCTTGGGATACCCGAGCCGAAACAAAACAAAGAAATGCAAACCAAAGTAACGCTCGCCGAGGCTTTCGCCGAGGCTAAGTCACGGCAAACGCCTTGGACTCCGGCTGACGAGTCTCGGCTTGAATCCAAGCGGGAGCGCGAGCGCCTTGCGCGGCTCGCCTTTGAAGCTTCACGGCCGCAAGTGGAGGAAACCGAGGAAGTGGAGGGCGAAGAATGAAACACGAATCCGAAACCGTTACCCTTGCCGATGTCTTGCTTTATGTCCTTTTGATTGCGGGGCTAGGCTTGGGCCTTGCCTACGCGTTTTGAACCCTTTGTTAGTTAACCATAAACACAACAAATGACCACAAATACCCAACGTCACCCAAGCCCGGCAGCGGTTGAGAAAATGCAAAGGATTTACGCAGCCAAGGGCGCACGCCCGGCAGCGTTTTCCGTATTGCGCGGAGCCTGCACCCTCGCGACCAAAGGCTTACTTAGCCTTTCGGATTTGCCGGACCTGCCGTGCGTAATGAATGCGGCGGATGAGATTGAAGACATATTTTCGGCGGGCGTAACGGCGGAGACGCTAGCGGAAGCCCGGGCGCAAGCAGATGAGGCTATCGCCGAGTTGCTCGCGGAGGAAGGCATTGAAATGGAGGGCGAAGAATGAACCGCGCCGTTGTTTCTAAGGTTTTGCCCGCTACCGATACCCAAGGCACCCGAGTTGCGTGCGTTTTTATGTCTCCGGGGGAAACGGTGCCGCGCAAGGTCTTCCCGTGGAATTATGCGTACTCCGCGCCGGAAAACCACGCGCTTGCGGTTCGCCTATTCCTGAACCTTCAAAAGGAAGCTTTCGGGGTTTCGGATTCTGCGCCGTTAGGTCTCGGGAAATACGTGCACGTAGTCCGGCAGGTCCGGACGATTGGGGGTGCCTCGTGACTTGGGCACACTTGACGCTGAAAAGCGCGAACGCTAAAACGGGCCCCATTCCCGTATCGACTACGGAACCGGATTCCTGCCCGCCGTCTTGCCCGTTCCGTGATGCCGGGTGTTATGCCAAAAACGGGCCGCTTGCGTTGCATTGGCGCAAGTTGGGCGAGCGGGACCGGGGAATGCCGTGGAGCGAATTCTGCATTGCTATTGCCAGCCTGCCCGCTGGGCAGCTTTGGCGATTAAACCAAGCGGGAGACCTACCGGGCAGGGGCGAGGAAGTTAACCTTTCCGAACTCCGGCAGCTACTCCGGGCAAACAAAGGGAAGCGGGGGTTTTCCTATTCGCACAAGCGGAGCCCGGAAGCCCTTGCGGCGATTCGCGAGGCAAATGCGGAGGGCTTGACCGTTAACCTTTCCGGGAATTCCCTCGCGGACGCGGACGCCCTAGCGGAAACCGGAGCCGGGCCCGTGGTTTGCGTCTTGCCCGCGAGTCAAACCACCAACACCCGGACGCCCGCCGGACGGAAAGTAGTGGTTTGCCCGGCAACGCAACGCGAAGGGGTGTCTTGCGCCACTTGCCAGCTTTGCGCGAGGGGTGCCCGTTCCGTTATCGTCGGCTTTCCGGCTCACGGCACCGGAGCCCGTAAGGCAAGCGCCATTGCGGGGGGTGCATCGTGAAAAAGGGCGACTTTATCGCAACCGCCGTTTGGCTGGTGGTTTGCGCGGGCTTCCTTTGCTACGGAATCGGGCTTGCCTTGCTAGGTTGACTTAGCCTTTCCCCAATTCGGGCACCCCTTTGCCGGGGGTGCCTTTTTTGCGTCCGGGTGCCGGGATCGGGTGCGCTTGCCTCGGATTCGGGCTTTCCCTTGCGCGTTTCCCTTGGATTTAACGGGTGCCGGGCGTGCTGGGGGTGCCACGGTAGCCTTTTAGGGTTAAAACCCTTAGAAACGCAAGGAAAGGCCATTTGCGGCGATTTCAGAGAAATAGGTAATTCCCCCTATTCCCGAATCCTTCTCCGAAGCTTTCCCCGTACGTGTTCCCCACTACGGAAGAGGCTTGCCGGGAGCGGCATTAGGTGGAAAAGCTCCTTAAAGGACGAATCCCCCTTAAAGGGCAAATCCCCTTAAAGGGCGAATCCCCGGCAACTAAATCGAGTAAATCTACTAAAATGCCCGAATCCCAACTCCTGATCCTGTTCCTTGCTATCGTCCAAATGGAGAGTGCCGGGGACCTGAACGCCCGCAACGGGTCAGCCGTAGGCCCGGCCCAAATCCAGCCCGCCGTAGTGGCCGACGTTCAAGCGTGGGGGCACCAAGCCTCCTTAAAGGACCGATCCACCCTTGATGGGAGCTTCCGCCTGTTCTGCCTCTACACCGACAGGTGGGTGGCGCGGCACCGGCTACCCGACACGCCGCAGATCAGAGCCAACATCTGGAGGCACGGGCCTAATTCCCAGTACGCCTTAAAGGGCCAATCCTCGAAATACGCCTTAAAGGTGCAATCACTGGTTGATGATCCAGACCTCAGTTGGGCTCACCCGAATAGCCGTAAATGGCTTAACGACAGAAGGAAGCGTAATCTGGGAAGCTAGGGTGATGACGGGTTTTTTAGCTGTGATTCCCGTTAAAACCTTCACCCTCTTAGAACTTTCTTCGAACATATCTAGTTGGTCTTCAGAGGTTTGCACGCTTAAAGGCAAAATCACGCATCTAAAGCTTGATGTCAACCGTCTGTATGGTAAGGTCTCGTTATCAGGTGTGTGCCTGAGAAATCTATTTCGCCCGACTGATCCTCGGGTGGGTTGTTCAAGCAATGGCCCGTCAAGCACACACTTGGCGGGCCTTTTGCTTGTGACAACAACCTACTCAACAGATGTGTGTGCTGGCCGTGAGCCGTTTATTCCGGCTTGGCTGTTCGACCTCGGGCTTACCCCGCAAGAAGGCTGGGTGCTCGCCTACCTCTGGCGCTGCCGCAACGCGCAGACGGGCCTATGCAACCCTGCATCCGCGACGATTGCTGAGAAGGCTAATCTCTCGGTGCGGGCGGTCTTTGCCGCCCTTAAGTCCTTAAAGGACAAAGGGCTGATAAGGGTTAAGCCGGGGAATAGTGCTAGGTCCAACGCTTACGTTCTCACCCTCAATGGCGTGGAACTACGTATGCACCATATGCACACCAAGGTACATAACTTAGATAATACTAAGAATACTAACCTTGGTATGCACCATATGCATAGTCTCCCCAAGGATGAGAACCTTGGGGTGCTGCATAAGGGAGAAACGCACACAGCCTTGCTTCAGAGGCTGAAGCCGACTCTTAGCCCTAAGGCATACGGGGACTACCGGGTTGAGCTTAAGGGCGATGGCTACGCCACCGTGATTAACCTTTATGGCGGGCGCACCCGCTTCCCCTTTCCTGTTAGCTAAACCTAAACCCAACAAAACAGATGATGACACTAATATGCACCGGACTCGGATTCCTGATCGGAGTCGTAGTCGGAATCGTGATTCAAAGCGAGAATGGTCCTGACCGGGAGGACTTTGAGTGAACCACGCCGAAGAAGCCATCAGGCTCATCACCGGGGACCGGAACGAGAGCTACGGCACACCGGATCAGGACTTCTCGGGCATCGCCGCGATGTGGACCGGACTCTTGAATACCCGGCTGACCAGCCCCATCACCGCAGAGGATGTTCCGCTGATGATGTGTGCCTTAAAGCTTCGCAGGCAGGCACATAAGCCGAAGGACGACAATTTGATTGACGCGCACGGGTATCTCCTGTGCCTTGAATGGATGCAGACGGGGAAACGCCCCGTCGTAGGAAACCAAACACAGAAACCAGCACACAATGAAGACTAAGAGACCAGCCCTCTACAGCCCCTTGGCAATGACCGCCTACTTTTTAGGCCGCGCCGAAGCCCACCGGTTTATGGCGCAAACCGAAACCCGCGAAATCCTCCGGCAGGGCTCCCGGCAGATGATGCGCCAAAGCGCCCTGCGGGCGGTCCATTGGATGAAGCAGATTGGAGGTGTGTCTTGATTAACGAGCACGGCGATATGATCGCCATCTCAGCCTACTACAAGGTGCAGGCTCAGGTGGACGAGCTCCAACGGCAATTGGACAACGCTCGCACGGGCTGGCTGTGCGAAACCTGTGATGGCCGGGAGTGTGAGGGCCAGCGGCAGAGCGAGTTGATGTTCGCGGAGAACGAGGCCCTACGTGAAAAAATAGCGGACTGGGAGAATGCGGTATTGCACGCATTGGATCATCGATCCGACGAGCAGCATTGCACGTGTGTGGCTCCACTAGTCGGGAAGGTGAAACAACTGGAGCGCGAAAACGCCGCGCTGCGGGCCGCAATCAACGCCGCACGAAAGGAGCAGCCGTGAGAAACACAAACTCAACTCAAGATCGTGAAATAAGCCTAGCAGAGCAAGCGGCAGCCGAAGCTGCTCAGCATTTTTCAAATCTGCAAAGCATCATTATTGAGCTCGATCAAACTATCTCTGATTTGAGCGACGTCATCTCTGGACTGACAGAAGAAAAAAGAGTTCTCGAAGAAGACAATGAAGAGCTGCGCCGAATAATTGAACAACTAAAAGCGTAATTTATGAGCGAAGACCAATCCGACGAAACATCCGACAACGACACGAAGAGCGGACCCACTGATTCAGTTCTTTTGCTGAAAGTGCGCGCCCGTCACGCTATCCGCTGCTGGGACGAACTGACAACCACCACGCGTGCGCGTGCGTTTGAAAAGACTAAGCGCGCAATGGAACAGTTGGAGAGTGCTTGCGAAGATGTCGAAACAGCAGAAATTCAGAATGCTGTAGATGCGATGACGCCAGAGCAGGTTTTAGCATTTATTGAGATGATGGGGGTAAACGTAGACGAGCTGTCCTTTCGAGCTTCTGCACTACGCGAAAAACTAGAAAAAGAATGGGGAGCCGACGCCATAATGCGTCAACACCTCAATGAAGGAGGCACGCCAACGTGAGCGACCACCTGATCGCCGAGGCTAATCGACACGCCAAAGCATTACATCAAATGACACTCCCAACGACAAAACCAAACCAGCGCGACATCGACTGGTATATCGCAGAGTGCATCGATCTCAGAAGGCAACTGGAGTACGAGATTGAGGCAAAACGCAATCACCTGCGGATTGCGTGCGAGGAAATCAATGACCTCAAAGTTAAGACCGGTTTTTACGAGAGGGAAATTGCTCGGCTGCGGGCGGATAAGGAGCGGCTGACTGAACTTCTAAGGCGATGGAAAGAGTTCATCGACGAGGCCGTGGTGGCAGAAGATCGCAGCAACCTAGATGGCGACAATGCAGAGACGGTTTTGAGCCAAATCAACGACGGCGCAGAGGAGATGCTGGCGCTCCTGACGCCGGAGGAACGCGCCGCCATCGACGCCGCACGAAAGGAGAAGGAATGAACGCAAAACTCGTCAGCATCACCGAGCCTTGCGCCGACCTCGTGGAGCAAGGCATCATTACCGCGGATGATCTCATCGCGTATTGCGCGCGCGTCTCGAATCCAAGCAACCAGCTGAACACCGAGACTGCGCCGCGGCTCCTCGCGTATTGCATCAAACACGGCCATTGGTCCGTTTTCGAGACGGTATCGATGACGCTCGAGATGCAGACCTCGCGTGCGATCGCCGCGCAGATCCTACGTCATCGCAGCTTCACGTTCCAGGAGTTCTCTCAGCGATATGCCGAGAGCACTGAGCTTGAGGGCGTGGAGTTGCGGACCCAGGACGATCGCAACAGGCAAGCCTCGGGCGAGCCAATCAGCGACTCGGCGCTCTACTCGCTCGTCCACTCCGCGACGGCGCACGCCTTCGAGGCTTACGAGGAACTGATCCAGCGCGGAGTCAGTCGCGAGACTGCGCGGATGGTGCTCCCGCTCTGCACGCGGACGCGGCTTTACGTTACGGGCAACGTCCGCAGCT